GGAGTAGGAGTAATCTCGTAAAAAACCACCAACAATTAGTATACCTTGATATTTATATTAAATAAGAATAGATAGGAGTATACTATGGACACAAAAGTTTTTGTAAAAATTTTACGCAAGGTAGTTCGTGAAGAAGTGCAGACTGCAGTAAAACAAATTTTAGGCGAACAAACAGTACCGCATAAAAAGGTTATTGATCATGGATTATCATTGCATGGAATGGTAGAACAACAGGAAAGACCTAATAGGAATAAACCTCATAAGAAAAAGACGTTTTCTAAAAATAAAATGTTAGATGATATTCTAAATGAAACGGCCGCAACTGGTGATTTTGGAAATATGTACGAAGGTCCATCAGTAGGACAAGAAGCATATCAAACTCAAGGAATAAATACAATCCCTTCAACAGATGTTAATGGTAATCATATTGATAAAAATGCATTGCCAGAGCATGTAACATCAGCATTAACAAAAGATTATTCAGCTATAATGAAAGCAATTGATAAAAAGAAAGGTGTTAAATAATGGCTCAACCAGAGTATAGATATCATCCATTAGATTTTGAACCAGATGTTGCCGTTGGAGTATTATTACCATTCAATGGTAATTCTCCAGGCCGTACATTTAATCAAAATTATGCATCTGGATCATCTGGTGGTGCATCAGTATTTGCTCAGTCATATAGTACAGAAGAACAAGCTGTATCAAATTTAAAAAATTTATTATTAACAAGGAAAGGTGAGCGATTTATGCAACCTGATTTTGGAACTCAAATAGTCGATAGTTTATTTGAACAGAGTACTGAAGATTTGGAAACATCAATTGAAGACGGATTAAATGAAGATATTGCAACATGGTTGCCTTATATTATTGTTGATGGTATTAATGTGGAACGAGTAATTGATCAACATATGTTAAACATTTCATTAGAATTTAGAATAACTGAGAATGGAGCGAATCAAGTAATTAAAATATTACTAGATGAAAATGGTGTCGAAATAAATAACAGTATATTGTAAAGGTAGAGTAATATGGCAGATTTAGTAAAGAAGGATGTAAAATATTTAAATAAAGATTTTGGACAATTTCGAAGAAATTTAGTAAATTTCACAAAAACATATTTTCCAAATACATATAATGACTTTAATGAATCATCTCCAGGAATGATGTTTCTTGAGATGTCTGCATATGTAGGTGATGTATTATCATTTTATACAGATGCTCAAGCAAGAGAGTCAGTATTAACAACAGCGGAGGAGCGGTATAATATATATCAATTGTCTGCAATGAGTGGATTAAAGCCAAAAACATTTACACCTGCAACTGTTAAGTTAGATACATATCAATTAGTACCATCAATTGGTACTGGTGTAAATGCAAAGCCGGACATGAGGTATGCGGTAACGGTAAAGTCTAATGTATCATTGACTACAGATGGTGGAAAGAAATTTAGAACATTAGATTCAGTTGATTTTAAATTTACAAGTTCAGTAAATAGTACAGATGTAACGGTTTATGAATTAGATGATACTGGAAATGTTACATATTATCTTCTTAAGAAATCAGTAGATGCTGTTTCAGGAGAATTAAAAACTGTAGAGTATCCATTTAGTGATCCAAAGGTATATGATAAGATAGTATTACCAAAAGAAGATATAAATGTATTAGAAATTGTCGAAATAAGAGATGAAAATAATAGAAAGTGGTCTGAGGTAGATTATTTAGCCCAAGATACTATAATGGAACCTATTAGAAATATTCCATTTAATGATCCTGATTTATCTCAACATGAAGGATCAGTTCCATATATATTAAAATTACAAAAAACATCTCGTAGGTATGTGACTAGATTACGAGAAGATGATAGAACAGAAATACAATTTGGTGCAGGAATAAGTTCAGATGCAGATGAAGAAATAATTCCAAATCCAAAAAATGTCGGCTTAGGATTAAATTACTTAAAGCGTGATGTAGATTCAAGTCTTGATCCAACTAACTTTTTATATACTAGTACATATGGGTTAGCGCCTAGTGATACAACACTAACAGTAAAATATACTATAGGTGGTGGTGTAGAAGATAATGTTGCTGCAAATACTATTACAACTAAAGAGACAATTGAATTTGAAGAGGCAGTAGAACCATTAGATGGTACAGTATTAAATCAAGCTAAAAATTCTGTACAATTTAATAACCCCGAACCAGCTACTGGTGGTAAGCGTGCAAATAGTCTTGAAAATATACGACAAGAGGCAATGGCAAACTTTGCAGCCCAGAATAGATCAATTACTAGAGAAGATTATATTGTTAGGTGTTATGCAATGCCAGCAAAATTTGGATCTGTCTCAAAAGCTTATATATTACAAGATAATCAAATTGATACATCTGATCCTAACAATCGTATACCAAATCCATTAGCATTAAATTTATATACATTATCATATGATTATAACAAAAACTTTATGGAACCAAATTCTGCAATTAAAGAAAATTTAAGGACATATCTAGGACAGTTTAGAATGATGACAGATGCTGTTAATATTAAATCTGCATTTGTTATTAATATAGGTATGGAGTTTGAAATAATAACAAGGCCTAATTATAATGCCAATGAGGTAATCTTAAGATGTATAAATTATATTAAAAATCGTTTCGATAATGATAAGATGAGTATAAACGAACCTATCATGTTATCAAATATATACTCAGAAATGGACAATGTAGAAGGCGTGCAATCAGTAGTTGATATCGAAATAACAAATAAATATGATACTAATGATGGATATTCAGGACATGTATATGATATTCCATCTGCAACTAAAAATAGAATTATCTATCCATCATTAGATCCATGTATATTTGAAATAAAATATCCAAACAAAGATATTAAAGGAAGAACCGTAACGTTTTAGAGGAATGACTTATGATATATAACATATATACAGATCGAGATACAACATTACATGAAAAGTATCCAACACAGAATACAGGTATTGATCAAATATTAACATTAGCTAAAATTGCATCTGGTTCACTACTGAATGGATTTTATCAATCAAATACGTATAACACTCGTATATTACTTGATTTTAAATCTCAACTTACTGAAATATCAAATTCTATAGTATCAGGAGAAATACCAGTTCCAGGTCTAGCTGAAAATAGTAGTTCATTTTTCTTAACAATAAAAGCCGCAGATGCTGCAAGCCTTCCAATATCATATTCATTAATGGCCTTTCCTATATCTGAATCATGGGATAATGGAACTGGATATTTTGATGATGTACCAATCGCAACAAATGGTGCATCATGGAAATATAGAAAAGGTAGTATAGAATGGGCATCAGGATCTCAAATTAATTCTGGAGGAGCTGGTGGTACAACTGAGGCTGGTGGTGGAACATGGTATACTGAATATGAAGCAACTGCTTCATTTGAGTATGAATCACCTGATTTAAGAATGAATATAACATCAATAGTTCAAGAATGGTTTAAGAATACTATTCCTAATAATGGATTAATTTTAAAACGTCCAACTATAGATGAACGTGATAGTAGTACATTTGGTGGATTAAATTTCTTTGGTGTAGATAGTCATACAGTATATGTTCCAAGAATAGAAGTTTCATGGGATGATAGTACAATTGATACTGGAACATTAACTGAATTAATAGATGATAATATTACATTGTATTTTAAAAATTTAAAATCTGAATATAAAGAAACAGCTCGTACTAAATTAAGGATTGTAGGTAGAAAGACATATCCAACAAAAATTTATTCGACAGCATCATTTTATAGTACAATTGAGTATTTACCAACTTCATCATATTATTCAATAAAGGATGCATATACAGAAGAAACAATAATTCCATTTAATAATTCATTTACAAAAATATCATGTGATACAACTGGTAATTATTTTAATGTAAGGATGAATGGATTGTTACCTGAAAGAGTATATAGATTTTGTATAAAAACTATTAATGATGGTGGTGATAATACTAGATATCATGATAATGGATATTACTTTAAAGTAGTGAGATAATATGGCAAGAAAGGAACATTTAAAACGACAAAATTTACGTAATGTACAGGGAGTGTCTCAAGACCAAGAAGATATTGCATTAGAATTACAAAAGGAAATTAATGGCTTAGATAGATTTGATGAAGATACTCCAAGAGCCAATAATGTAATTGATGTATCAGAACCAACAGATGATGAAATAAAGGATGTTGAAGGAAAGGTAGATCGTAATCAATTTGGTACAATTGAATTACCTGCTAATTCACCTAGAAAATTACTTGATATATCATTAACTACAGAACGGGTACAATTAGCATCACTACGTAGAGTTGTTGAGTTAGAGTTTGAACATTTTAAACTTAAAGGATAACTATGTCAATAAAGCAATATAAAAATAAAGCAGATATACTTTCATCAAAGTCGTCAATAGAAGGCTTTAGGTGGAAACCTGAGGATTATAGTTTACTACTTACAAATAAGCAGCGTGCATTTGAAGATCCTGCGGATCAGACAATTGACTATGCAGTAGAGATGCATGTATATACACCTGATGGTGATTGGCTTGCAGGTGATCATAGGATTGAAAGTGCTGAGGTACCTGAAATTCCTGCAAGAAAAAGATTTTTACAATTAGATTTACGTAAAGAACTTGAAGAGGTTGGAATTGAACGAGGATCATATAAAGTCGTATTTAACTTTATTAAAAACCTACTAGGAAATACTGAAAATAGGTCTATTTTTATTAAAGAAATATCTCCTAATAGAAAGGAAGTTTGGTTAACATTAGCAGATTCATTATCAACAGAGATGGTACCTGATGATGATATACGAATAAATCTAGGCAATCAGTATAACCAATTCAAACGATATACAAATAGAAAGTATAATAAAGGGTGTAGTAATCTTGTATTAAACTTAGGTAGTAATAATATATTTAAAATTGTAAATGCTCGTATAGGTGGTATTACATCAAATGAAGAACTTGGAGAGTCTAAATTAGGTAGAGGCCAAAATATATACTTAAAATTATATGATGAACTACCAACTGATATTGTTGAAAAGCAAAGAGCATGGATAGCCCAAGAAGATAAACGGCCATACATAGAAAATGTTAATGTTTATCCAGCAGTTGTAGTTGATAAATTTAATCAAATAAAAGGACCAAATTTTGAAATAGAACATGACTATGCAATGAAAACTGAAACAGATTTTCAGTCATGGAATGAATTACTTGATAC